ATACGCTCTGCAATCTTTTCTTCAGCCATTTCCATAGTAATGTAAAGAACATTTTGACCCTGAGAGATAGAACTAGCGGCACAATGGCACATGAATAAAGATTTACCTGCACCTGTGCCAGCTAAACAAATATTGAGGGTCTTGATTGGAAATCCACCCTTTGTAATTTTATTAAACAGGTCAAGGTCAAAACGAATACGGGACTCAACACGATGGTAGAAATCATATCGTGAATCTGAATCGTTTAGATAATCATGGCCAACAGAATTATCAAATGAAACTCCAAGAGCATCACTTAATAGTTTAGGGATTTCACCCTTTGATTTTATATGTTTTCTATCATCAAGAATAGAAACAGATTCCATGATAGCATTGTAGATAGCTTTATCTTGGCAAAACTTCTCTGTCTGCTCAGTTAGCCATTGCTGTTCACTTGGGTCTTTGTCATCGTGGATTTGATTGAGAATATCAATTGCTGTGCGAACTTCAGGCTCAGTCAATAGCTTGCTATCTGTAAAATTAATTACAAGAGCTTCGTGTGTTGGTAATGTTTTATATTTTAATGCAAAATCTTGGACTTCTTTGAATACATTTCTTTCATCGTTGTCTGAGAAGTATTCTGGTCTAATGAATGGTATAACTTTACGAGCATATTCTTCATTATAAATCAGGTTCTTCAAAATTGTAGTTTCGAGCCGTTTCATTTGTTTGCTTTGTTAGTATTTCAGTTAATATATCGCCCATGATTGTAATAAAATCTTGGTCTTTTTGCAACTCATCTATATCATGTTTACCAGATTGAACTATGGTGTATCCAAATTCTAATACACCAACCTCACCTTGCGGCTTAACTCTTACTTTACCATAATGATATACAACATTAATATATAAACCTTTTAATAATTGTATACCTGTAATGTCTGAGTTGGTAAAATCTATAAATTTATAATCTACACCCTCCTTAGGCATCTTCTTCCTCTTGGAGAAGAATTGGAGTAGTTTCTCCCATAATGTTTCCATATGCAATTCCATATTTTTGATTTACAAATTCTTTGAACTTTACATCTTTTAATAGTGGCAACATAAACGCATCGGTCTGTGTTGCTTCAAACCGAACCTTATCACCAATTTCACCAGTTTTTTGGTCAACCTTTGCGTACCAACCAGGACTTGGCTTAGAAACAAAGTTCCCCTCAATCGCAATATCAACAAGGCCAGAATACTTTTGAATACCACCATCAAATGATACTGAGATAGGAATCTTGGATTTCTCTTTAGCATATCTTGATTTTTCTACATTGATAATAAAGTTATAACCAACAACTTCTGTGCCATCTTTTTCTTGCTGGCGCCCAAGGATAAAAATGTTATCGGCAGAGTAATAAGAACCTGTGCCACCACCAACAATATCTTTAGGGAACATACCAATTTCTTTGTAAGTATGATTCACAACAACCATTGGAATATCTTTTAAGTTTAGATGTGGTGTTACCATACGGAACAAACTCTTAACTTGTTTAGCTCTACTCATATCTGCAACTGATTTACCATCAAGAGCATCCTCAACTTCTTTCTTGCTGGCTAAGTTACCAATTGAATCAAGAATAATAATCAATTTATCACCACGATTTACATCTTGTAACTGTTGCATGATGTCAAACTTCAATTGTTCAATATCTGTAAGAGGTGTATGTAGCACTCTGGTCATATCAATTTGGAATGTTTCAAAGTATTTAATCGGTGTTCCAAATTCACTATCATAAAACAATAATACAGCTTCAGGATACTTATCAAGGTATGCCTTTGCCATTAATAAACTAAAGGCCGTCTTAAAGTTTTTGGAAGGTCCCGCCCACATTGTAAGACCAGGCACAATACCACCATCCAGTTTACCACTTAGTGCCACATTAATCATCGGCACATCTGTTGGTACCATATCTTTTTCTGTAAAGAATTTTGATTTGGATAGAATTGAACTATCTTTAATCGTTGAATTCTTTTTAATCTTGTCCATTAAACTCATTAAAACGAACCTCCATCAAGTGTTGTAATTTTATTTTTCGGTATTAATTCGTGTGTTTCACCATCTACATAGAAGGATTCTAAACTATTAGAGGGCTGATTGTCAAGCCTTTTCTTCTTTCTTGCCTTCTTTGTGGTTGGTATTTCTTCTGGTAGTATTTTAAGTTTTCTATATGTTTGATTTGAGGCAATTAATAATAGCATAGCCAGTGGATCAAACACAATAATGATAGTGAATATAACCAATCTAACAGCTTTGTCTATGAAACCAGCATCATCTTTATTATAGAATATTTCGGCAATATATTTAATTGGCCCAATCTCTGCTGTTAATTTATTTTCTTCTGTCATTAAAGGCAACTTCTCTTTAGATAACCTTGTTAATTCTACCTGTGTATCTTGTATCTGCTTATCAATTTTATTGGATGCTGTAGTTGGATCGCCAGCACGCTTTAGTAAATATTCTAATCGGTCTTTGGCAATCTTCTCTTGTGTATTCAATGTTTTGATTTGGACTGAGTTAGCACCAACAATTATATTAGATTGAATATGAGCTCGTGAGAGAAACCCAAATATACCCATTGATGTGATAGCCATTAAAAGAATGATAGCCACAATGAAATATGTTTTTATCAGGCGATTCGTTTCTATCCAATTATTATAGAGCCACGATACTGTTACTAACTTTGCAACTTCAAGAACCGAACCCATAAGGATAATTGGCCAAAATGAACCAGGAAATATCTGTGCAAGGCCTATAACAGAATAAAAAGCAGCAATAGCAGATAACGCTATTGCTGTCAAAAAAGGTAATATTGCTTGTAACATTATGAATGATAGGGTTGATTTTTCTTGTGCGGGACATCAAATACAAAAGTTATACGAATACAATCTCCAACATTTACTGTGCCGTGTTTTTTCTTATTATTAAACCATAGTAAAGTTCCTGGTTCAACAACCACTTCATCATCACCACAATGATACTTGTATGTCCCTTGTATTGATAAATGAAACCTATCTTTATTGAGATAGTATGTTCCTTGGTCAATATGGCTATCAACTACGCCAGCAACAGGTAACGATAAAAACCCACACCGCTTAAATCCACTAAAGTTTCTTTTTAGAAACCGAATCATGTATGTGTGCTTATCATATGCTGGAGTTGGAATACAAATCTCTGTATCGCCAACAAACTGGTCGGTGTTTTCTACACCACCAACTACTAATTGGAGAACATCAGCACTAAGCTCTTGAAATCCATGATTCAATAATGAGTCGGCATTTTCCATTTTAGATTGTGAGCCCCAATCTTCAGGATACTGTTTCAATTGTGCCAGTATTTTCGACACATTGATTCCTGTTTTCATAATTCTTATATCGTTCATTTGAAAAAATCATCAAGAGAAGAACCTTTTTCTGTTGTCCATTCTATACAATCTAAAATTGTTTTAATTGGATCAATAAAAGCCTTATTAAACTGCATATCATAGTCAATATAGTCGTGTAGTCCAAGTTCTCTTGGCAGACGAACTGGATATGAAATGACCATATCTTTAATTGGGTTGGGCTGTTTTAGATAAGTAAATTTTAATTTTTCACCATCTTGAATTAAAGGATATTGTTTTGTTAATCCTTTTTCTTTGAGGTGATAATTATATAGAATAGCGCCCTTAACATGAATTGGTGTGCCTTTCTTATACATGATTATCCTATCAGAATATTCTTTCAGTCCATTTAATCCACGAGGAAAAGATATTTCTTCTGCTGGCAGCGTTTTGAATTCTTTTTTGAAATCATCAATAAAAGTATGAATATCATCTTGAGTGCCTCTCATCATAATTTCAATAGCTGTTCTCATCTTCTCACGAATTGAAGATGGTGTGGAAGATTTAACCATTTCAAGACCCATCACTTTTATTTGTGGTTCTTTATATTGGACACCTTCGTTATTATATACATTAAGAATATATCGTTTCTTGGCAGTCCAGATTCCTTTATCTGCCAGTGATTCTCTTTTCATTACCATTTTCTGTGCGTATGCATTGGTGTATACTGCAAGTTCATTGTAGCACGCATCAATATATGGTTGTATCTTATCTTCACAAATCTTATCCATGATAGAGATAATTTCACCAGTTGATTTGTTTTTACCACCAACAATTTTATTTACGAGGTCTCCAAGTCGGAGATAAATTGAATCGGTATCACTTGCTATAACATAGTCAATATTGTTTGTGGCCAATAATTTGTTCATATAATCATTTAGCTTGTTTTCAATCCAGCGAATGGATAATTGGCCCGCTAAAGTTACTGCTAAGGCCATACGCAAATCATAGAAGCGAAAGTATTGTGAGCCTAGAATACCATAACAAGAGTTTAGAGATAATTTCTTTGCAAGCTGCAGGTTATTAAATTTAGCTACATTCTTTTCTATCTCATATTTTTTCTTTGGGTCTGTTTCATTTTCATATTCTTGTTTTGCCTTCAGCATCAATCTCTTAAACTTACTTCTATCTTCATACATATCTTCCAGCATTTGAGGAAGAAAGCCTTTCTTATCTGTGCGGAAGAATTGACCATTTGGTGTAATCGTTACACCTTTTAATTTTGATAAGTCTATTTCTTTATTTAATACCTTTTCAACCGAAACACCTTGCATAATGATTTCACGCATTTCATCGGTGTAGTCAACTGGCTCAATGATTGTTTCAGGACTTATATTATACTGCATCAAAAGATGGCTATAGAGAGAGTTCAAATCAAAACTAGCAACCCATTCGTGCATACCAATCTGTGGGTCTTTAACATAGGCACCTTCAAAGGCCGATGTCTTACTCTGCACAACTTTAGGTGGAACAATAATACCTTTCTCCAGCAGATATGCATATGTCATTGAATCCCACATACGGGTCTGTGCAAAGATATCTTCGTAGTTTGTTTTTGTATCGTAAGCTAGAGTTAAACCAAGTTCAATTAGTTTTAACTTATCTTCCATGCGGACAATAAGGTTACAATCTTGAATGTTATATTCAATAAACTTCTGATAGTTTTGACGATATAGCTGGTGCAGATTATCGTATTCATCAAAAGATAATTTACTATCACCTAGTTCTACATTAGCAATATTATCCAGTTTATATGAATCTTGAGATTTACCTGATGGTGCATACCACTTGTATAGTTCCATGTAATCTAGAAATGAAACACCAACAAATTCATATGCAATCAATTCACGGCCATTAATTACTGTCTTGCGTTCACTAATCATATCCCATGGTGACAATTTCTTTGTTTCATCTTCGCCAAGAATTTTACGAAAACGATTAATCAGATAAGGCACATCAAAGAATTTAATATTCCAACCTGAAAGAACATCAGGAGTATTTTGTTGCCAGTAAGATAAGAATTTTCTGCATAGCTCAATTTCATCCAAACACTTGATATATGTTTCATCACCTTGAGTTACATAGTCACCACAACCAAACACAACAGTATCACCGCCAATATATTTTATACACACAGCGGTAATCTGTTCGTTAGCAAGATATGGATCGGGAAATCCATTCTCTGAACCCACTTCAATGTCAACTATAGCAACAGAAATATCTTCTATATTCCAGTCAATCATGCCTTTATGATTATCAGCAATAAAGGCATATTCAAATCTTGTTTGACCGTAAATCTTAAAGTTGGCCACTTCATCATAACGCTTTACAAAATCACGAGCTTCACGAATAGAATCAAACTTCATTGGCTCAAGGTATTCATCATTGAGTGTTTTGAATTTGGTGGGTTTCTTACTTAATAAAAACAAAGTAGGCGAATATGGTATTTTACCTTTTATTCGCCTGCCATCTTTTACGCCACGATAGAAAATATTATTGCCAACGCAGGCAACATTTGTATAATAATTATTTGTCATTCATCCATTATATCAGATTTTAAGATTAGGTGTGGCAATTTGAATTCCGCTGCCGAAGATTGAGTTATATTGGTTCTCTAGCTCAACAACTGGTGTTGATAATACCAAAATATCTTCTGGATTAATTTTGAATCCTTCTTTGAATTCTTTTGCATACTCTAGGAATGGAGAGAAAGCAATACTACCAGAATCATTAGCAGCTCGAGGGGGAATACTGACCACTTGGACTGGTTGTTTGATTGTAACAAAAGATTCTTTGCTGGATTCAGTTACATCACCTAGTAATGTATGGTTTGTTTTAAGTGTGATTAATTTGATTGTCATATTAAACCCCTACAACTTCACTAGAATGGAATACTGCAAGTGTTATCCAGCGTTTTGGGAATAACATTTCACGACCACGAAAATCATTCATGTCAAGAGTTGGATCCTGAATAAACCCAACAAGTTCAACCATATTATCAAACTCACGGAGAAACAAGTCGTATCTATCGGCTCG